GTACCATTTCTCAAGAAGTTTGAAGCAACTGTCAGATGTTGCACGCAAAATGGCATACGAGGTGGATCCGCGACAGTCCACTTCCCAATCTGGCACCAAGAAATAGAAGATATTATTGTTCTTAAAAACAATAAAGGAACAGAAGATAATCGTGTTCGTAAACTAGATTATTCCATTCAATTTAGTAAGATATTTTATGAAAGGTTCATCAAAAATGAAGAAATCACGCTCTTCTCTCCAAACGATGTGCCTGGACTTTATGATAACTTTGGACTACCCACATTCGATGATCTCTATGTATCTTATGAAAACAATCCTTCGATCCCAAAGAAAAAAGTTAAGGCACAAGAATTAATATTGAATGTCTTAAAAGAACGAGCAGAAACTGGTCGAATTTACATAATGAATATAGATCATTGTAATTCTCATAGTTCTTATAAAGATCAAATTACCATGAGTAATTTGTGCCAAGAAATCACTGAGCCGACAACACCTATTCAGCACATCGACGATGATAATTATGCTGAAATTGCTACCTGCATTCTATCTGCTATCAATGTTGGTAAAGTGAAATCTGATGAAGAACTAGAAGAACTCTGTGATCTTACCGTTCGTTCTTTGGATGAATTGATAGATTATCAGGAATATCCAGTAAAAGCGGCAGAAAACTTCACAAAGCGTCGTAGATCATTGGGAATTGGGTATATTGGTCTCGCTCATTATTTGGCAAAACTTGGATTCAATTATGATTCTCAGGAAGCATGGGATGCGGTCCATGGTCTTTCTGAGTCATTCCAATATTACCTTCTAAAGGCATCAAATCAACTTGCCAAAGAAAAAGGATATTGTGAATACTTTGGTCGTACCAAGTATGCTGATGGAATTCTTCCAGTTGATACTTACAAAAAAGATGTAGACGAAATTTCTTCTATTGGTTTGGAACATGATTGGGAAACTCTTAGAGCATCTATCTTGGAGTATGGACTTCGGCACTCAACATTGTCCGCACAAATGCCATCGGAGAGCAGTTCCGTTGTGTCAAATGCAACCAACGGAATTGAACCTCCTAGAGGGTACTTGTCCATTAAAAAATCCAAGAAAGGCCCACTCAAACAGATTGTTCCTCAATATCACACTCTTAAGAACAATTATACGCTTCTTTGGGATATGGGGTCCAATCGTGGTTATATTAATATTGTTGCTGTGATGCAAAAGTTCTTCGATCAGGCAATCTCTGGGAATTGGTCTTATAATCCAGAAAACTATCCAGATAATGAGGTGCCAGTTTCAGTGATGGCAAATGATTTTCTTACCACATATAAGTACGGACATAAGACGGCATACTACCAAAACACTTATGACATTAAAACTGATGAGGTAGCAGAAGAACCAAAACAAGAATTACAATCATTATTGGATGACATCTTGGAATCGCAAGAAAGTGATTGTGAAAGTTGTACTATTTGATTTGCTTAAATATTCAATGTGAATGGGGACTAACATGCAATTTAAAATTTCTTCTACTGAAGATACTCAAACGAAAATTAAAGGAATGACAGTCTTTAACACCGAACAAGTTAATACCAAGAAACAACCTATGTTTTTTGGTAAGCCGCTGGGGGTTCAAAGGTATGATTCATATAAGTATCCAATTTTCGATAAACTGACTCAACAGCAGTTGAGTTATTTCTGGAGACCAGAAGAAGTTTCACTACAAAAAGATCGTGGGGATTATCAAACTCTAAGACCAGAACAAAAGCATATTTTTACTTCTAATTTGAAATATCAAATTATGCTTGATTCCATCCAAGGTCGAGGCCCTGGTATGGCATTTATTCCATATTGCTCACTTCCTGAACTGGAAGCATGTATGGAAGTGTGGGGGTTCATGGAAATGATTCATAGTCGCTCATATACTTACATCATCAAAAATGTTTATTCGGATCCATCTGAGGTGTTTGATACTATTATTACTGATGATCGCATTCTAGAGCGTGCTAAGAGCGTTACAGAATCTTATGATGACTTTATTCAATCCGCACAACAATATGGTGTATCTGATACTTGGATGCATAATCTTGAGGGAGTCACATACGCAAAGGAAACACTCAACGATGTTAAGAGAAAACTCTATAGAGCAATCGCAAATGTTAACATTCTTGAAGGTATTAGGTTCTACGTTAGTTTTGCTTGTAGTTTCGCATTCGGCGAACTTAAGCTCATGGAAGGATCAGCAAAGATCATCTCTTTAATTGCCAGAGACGAAAATCAACATCTAGTTATTACTCAAAATATATTGAACAAATGGCGTGATGGCGATGATCCGGAAATGAAGCAAATTGCTAAAGAAGAAGAGGCATGGGTCTATAAAATGTTTGATCGTGCTGTAAATGAAGAAAAGAAATGGGCAGATTATCTGTTCAAAGATGGTAGCATGATCGGACTTAATGATAAACTTCTTCAGCAATATGTTGAATGGATTGCGAATCGTAGATTGAAATCAATAGGATTAAAACCACAATACAATATTGCTGCAAATAATAATCCACTTCCTTGGACTTCCCATTGGATTGAGTCTAAAGGTCTTCAAGTGGCCCCACAAGAAGTGGAAGCAGAGCAATACTTAATTGGTGGCATCAAACAAGATATGAAAACTGATACTTTTAGCGGATTTAAACTTTAATTTTAAGGGAGCATAAGCTCCCTTTTTTTATAAATACATAAAGACAAATAAGAATTTTTTTTATACAAATGTCGAAATACTATTTAACCGAAGCCTACGGTAACCTATACAACCCAAGAAAAGCGGATGAGACATTCTATGAGAATCTTAGATTCGTAGACTATCTCATGCAAGAGGAAATTGAAGAGGTCATGGAATCTCTTCTTTGGGAGTTTATGGATTATGGTAATACTCTTGATGAGTCTTATAATTTAATTGAGAGTGTATTTTCTGATGATGTGATTCTAGAAGAGGCTCTATTTGAAGCCGTTAGAATGTCTCCTCAAAGGATGGCACAAAGACAAGCAGAAAGACAAGCAACTCTACAGCAAGTTTCTGGAGAAAAGGCACAAGCAAGAAAAGAAGCAAGAAAAGCTGCTGTAACTGGTGCTCTCAGATCGGCAGGTAAGGCAGTGCAGGGTGCGGCAACTGGTGTTGGATCTGCTGCTATGGGTGCCATGAGAGCTGGCAAACAAGCTGCTGCTGGTGCTTATGATCGTGCTAAGGGCAAAGCAGGAGAGGCCATGGCTGCCCTTAGAGGGGTTGTTCGTAAAGGAGTTCGTAAAGGTGTCGCATCTGCATATAAAGCAGGTAGAAGCACAGAAAGAGCCGGCAGAGAAGCAGAAAGAACTAGAGTAACTACTACAACTACTTCTGGTGGTGGTCGTGATGCTGCACCATCAACTCAAACTACAGTTGAGAAATCTGGTGGTGCCAAGCGTAGAGCAATTGGTAGTTTATTGGCGAGAGCGGGCAAAAAATTAGCTAGAGGACTACAGTCCAAATCTACAGGCATGAGTAGATCCGATTATGAAGAAAGAAAAGCTGGTAGATCAGCAGCTGCAAGATCCGCAGTAGGTGAACCATTTAGTGCTACATCTTCTGGTCGTCCACATGGACCACACCAACAAAGTACAACTAGGCCACAAGGTCCTAAGGCTCCAGCAGCACAGGGACCTCGTAGAGCTACTTCCGGTGGTTCCACTCCAAAACCAAAGCCAGCGGGACTAGGTTTAAGAACACTAGAAGCTTCTGGCAAAAAACCAGTTTACAATCCAGCTGCAGCAAATCGTAGCGAAAGAAGAAGAACAGGTGGAAATCTTCCTCCTTCGACTCCTTTGACTCCTTGGAATAAGGGACCAGACAAGAGTGGAAAAGCATCCACTGCTCCTACTACAGTTAAAGCCGAGAGAGGAAAACAAATTCGTTTAGCACGCACACAAAGAGAAGAATTCGAACTCCTAGCACAATATATCATGGAAGATTTCATCAATGAAGGTTATGCTGATAATTATGAGGATGCATTTGAAATTCTAGAAAATCTCTCAGAAGAGTCAATTCTAGAACTCACTGAAATGTATCTAGAAGGCTGATCATAAACTAAAAGGGAGCCAAAAGCTCCCTTTTTTAGTCTTCGGATTTAATTACAATGTCATAGATTTTGTCTTTTTCTGAACTAAAGAATTTACCTTCTACATTCGTATTGTAATAATCTTCTCTTAAAATTACATCTCTTTTAAATTGCTCCATGGTTTCATAGAAACTCATGGATTTTTTATGTGGACAGAGATATAATATCTCGCGGAGAAATTTGTCTTCCCCCAATAATTTCACATCAGCAATCAATTCATCACAAGATCCAAAGTAATTTTTCCAATTGCCTTCTTTCTTTTTTCTTCTTCCGGTTTTTCTGTCCTTTCTTCTTTCCCAAAAAGTCTTTTTTCCGATATATTTTTTCCCGTTTTCCAGATTTGTTATAAGATATACAAATCCTTCCATGCCATCTGGCACCTCATCAATAACTTTTCCTTTTATGTTCCACACTTGACAGACCTACCACTATGGTTTACTATGATTTGGAATCAACAAGTATTTATGACTGACGACCAAACCTCAATGGAAAATCTAATTCTAGACATTCGTGATTGGAGTATTAATAGGTTTTCTAAATTGACGAAGAAAAACCAAATTGAAAATGCCATTGCACTAGAAGAAGAATTTTCTGAGTGGCTTACTTCTGATTTAGATGATGATATCGAAATCATGACTCTTGATTGACAAATCATAAATATTCACTTATAATGTAAAATCCCTGTTATGAGCAGGGTTTTTTATTATGAGATTTTGATCGTGACAATTAGAGCCGTGGAAAGTGCCCTTTGAGAAAAGGGTGTACCCCCTTTCTATACGGATGTAGAGTTCTATTAATTTTAATGCAAAATTTCTTTACAGTAGCCATGCCTATCTTGGCAGCGGTTACAACCAGTACGGCATCACTGCCATTCGTCAACTACAAGATGCAGGGACCTCCTCCCCCAGTTGACCCAACAACCAAACCATTTGTTATTATCAAAGAGTTTGATCTTGTAGATGAAAGGAAGACAGCAATCCGAGAGGTTGCATCACCAAAGCCAAAACAGACAAGGCTAATTTGTAAAGGGTGTAATGAACATGAGAATGCTACCCTGGCATTTTTCCAGGATCGTGGTGTTAAAGACAGAAACGCCCTCGCTACCATCATGGGTAATATTAGACAAGAATCCACTTTCGTGCCTAATATCTGTGAAGGTGGTAGCAGAACTAGTTGGGGTAACTGCGGTCGTGGTTACGGATTGATTCAATGGACATCTGCTGATCGTTATTATGGATTGGGCGATTTTGCCAAGAGGCATGGTGGTTCTCCATCATCACTTCACACGCAACTTCGTTATCTAACGACTGAAGTTCAATGGCAACGAATTGAGGACAGGATGAAAACTCCTGGTAAGTCTATCAATCGTTACATGGACTATGCGTATAGTTGGATTGGTTGGGGGCATCATGGTGCTCGCACATCTTATGCACATGAGTATGCTAACCGACTAATCATGGTAGAAGTTTAATTCGACAATAAATAGAGGGAAGCAAAACTCTTTCCTCTATTTTTTTGTATTATGAGAGCTCTTAGTATAGATCTAGATTATATTATGGAACCATCTATTGAGACATACCATGAAATTGGGTATGACGATAATCCATCAAAAAGATGGAAAAATTATTTTCACGAAAATAAAAATATAAATGATTTTCCAATTAACGAAAAAAATTTACAATACTGCTTTTCCATTTTTTTAAGAGCAATTCGCACTTGCCATAATATTTCGTTTTCATATAATCATGATTCTATACTAGATGATTTAATTCGCTACGATGATATCGAATTGATTAATATAGATCATCATGATGATGTAATATATCCTTCCGATTTACCAGAAAACAGCCAAGATTTAGATGAGTCGGAGATGAATTCTTTGTTTTGTAGCTACGATGAAATAAAATATAATAGTATAGTACATGAAGGTAACTGGATATCATTATTGAACATTCAGAATAAACTTAATTCTTATAGTTTTATTGGGAATGAAAAAAGTATTGATTTTTCTCATTCAAAAAAATCTTTTATAAAATCTCACATACCAAAATTTCAATATTTTACTAGAGATCAATATATTTTCGATAATTATAATTTTGATTATATTTTTGTGTGTTTATCTCCTCAGTATATTCCTCCCTGTCATTGGCACTATTTTTCTTTATTTTTGATCGCTGCAGAAGAAATCACCAATAAAAAATTCGATTATTTAAATATGCCGATTAGAAAATTTAGTAATAATTATGCATATAGTGAAGTATACAATAAAATTTTTTTAAATGAAATTTAATTTTCAGGTAGGAAAAAAGAAAGCACATATTAAAACTATTGTAGTCCTATCTTTAATAATAGCATCACTCTCCTCTTGCTTAAAGATAGAACAAAAACATATTTGGGATATTGTTTATGAATATCTCCAAACATATCAACCAGATTCTCCATTAATTCCAGAACTTCAAAAAGATCCTGGTATATTGGAAAGAGATGTCGAGCGAACCGTGGATAAAGCAATCAGTGATTATGAACGCTTGACAGGAGATGGTGGGCATGTTAAAATTCCACCACCACGACTCTCAGAGAAACCAGTAGACACCTCTGTGTGCTATACTGATGAGTGTCGGTCACTTGGAGGAGAAATCAGGTTGTGTGCCCCATGGGTTGACAGCTGCCCCAAAGAGTGATATGATGTATGTGTTGGTTCGAGAGAGATCCGATTCTAACACTTGACAATTTCGATCTTATGATCTATAATTGTCTTATCCGCGAGTATGGCGTAATGGTAGCCGCACCGGACTTAAAATCCGTTGGGAGTTAATCCCGTGGGAGTTCGAGTCTCCCTACTCGCACTTGACAATTCCAAGGTTCTGCCTTATAATTGTCTTATCGGAAACATAGCTCAACTGGTTAGAGCACACGCCTTATAAGCGTGAGGTTCTGGGTTCAA